TCTCGAACACCTTGGCGCGCGGCGTCTCGATGAAACGGACACCTTCGAAGGCTCCGATCTCACCGTTGTAGATGCCAGCGGTGTCCTGGTACACGTGCGGGTCACGCCACGAAGCCGCGCCCGTCTCCTTGCGGAGGTCGTAGGACACGTCGGGGTGGATGAAGCCCATGTACAGGCCGTTGAACGTGGCAGCGTTTGCCTTGCGCAACTGGGCGGTCACCTTGCGAACGTCGTTCGCTTCGATGATGTCCTCAGCGGCGACGGTGGTGCGGCTCGACGGGGGGGTTGTTCCACCGCCACCGTACACCACGTTCGATCCGCCAGCGAGAACGTCGCGGACGATCTGATCGATCGAGTCGCCGGCGTTGTAACCAACGACGTTTGCAGCAACGCTGTCCACGTCGAGGTAAGCGGTGCCACGCAACTTGGCGGTGGTGATGACGGCGTTGCCGTACTCGTTGAGGGTGACGGTCACCTGGCTGTCGCTGAGAGCGGCGGCGGTAACGTCGGTGGTTTCCGACAGGGTGCTGGTCGCGGCGGTCAGATCGTTGAAGATCGTGAACGTGACACCGGTTCCGGGCATCGACTGTGCGGTGGGCTGAACATCGGCTGCCTGATCGAACAGGAGTTCGCTGCGGAGCGCGAAGTACGCGATCCGATCAAATGCGACCTGATCGACAGAAACCGCGGAGGTATCTGTGTATGCCATTGGGGTTCACTCCTTAGTGAGGTTGTGGCCCCCAACCAGGATGGTTAGAGGGCTTGGGCTTGACGTGCTTCGGCCAACAACATCTCGACCTCCTGCTGTGACTTTGCGTTGGTGATGCGAGTCACGAAATCCACAGGTGCTTCGCCCGTTGTGTTCCCTGCGGCTGCCTGCGTGGTTTGTGACCATGCTGCGGCTTCCTGCTGAACTTGGGCGGACTTGCGGTCTTGGATGATCTGGGCTTCGATTGCTGCCTGTCGGATCGCGTCGGGTGTCAACTCTCCGTCGTAGCCTTTCATGAAGTATTTGGCGACCGGGATGCTGGGGTCTACCCCTGCTTCCACGAAAGCCAACTTTCGGGCTGCTTCGGATGCTGACTGCGCCTGCTCTCGTAGGGCTGCGTTCTCGGCTTCTAACTGCTTCATGCGCTCGCGTAGCGGATTGCGGTTAGATTCCTGAGCCTCATCGAAGTCGATGCTGTCGTCCATATGTACACTCCTTTGCCCAAACCACACCCGGAGGCAGGTGCGATCGCTGCTTGCTCCCCTTGTGGGGGTTCCTCCCTATTGGGATCGTTATCGAGTGTAGCAGATTATTTGCACAGTGCAAGCATTGGCTACTGGAGGCCGGTAACCGTCGTCCCCTGCCCGGCGAATGTACCGCCGGCCTGGAAGGCGGCCTGACGTTCGCGCGACCGTTGGCGGATACGTTGCTGGGCAGCGGCAGATGTTCCGAAAACGCCGGCCACCTGTTCCTCCTCTGTAATCGCCTGTTCGGTGGTTCCGGGCAACGGTACGAACAATTCCTCGGTTGCTGCAATGGTCTGGAATCCTTGGCGGGCTTGTGCTTCCGTGATACCGGCAATAGCCAATTGTTCGGCGGTGGCAGCCCCGATTTGCATTTCCGCCTGCAGAGTTGCCTGTCCGGCGATCTGTGCTGCTTGGGCTTGACGGAGCAGAATGGGGGTTGTGCGTTCGGGGTCCAAAAAGTAGGCGGCGAGCATTCCGTCATCGACTCCGTAGAGCCGTTTCATTTCACGGATCACCTGGGGATCTGCTTCCGCTACAGCCTGATATCCCTGCGTAATCCGGGTTTTCACTTCGGCAGCAGAAACATCTCCACTAATCAAAGAGGTGAAGTCCTCTGGCGTGTCGAACAGATTTCTGGGAAGGCCAGCGATTCTCATTGTCTCGCGGTAGGCGTTTTCCAAGTTGATATAGTCTTGTTCGCTGATTGCGTTCAGGTTTCTGTTCCGCCGCATTTGCATGGCTGGGAACCGCTGCTTGTATTGGTCTGTTTCGCGGATGCGTTCAACCAGTGCATATTCGCTGGTGATGTTTTCCTCGGTGATCAGTTTCCAAATAAATTGCGACAAACTGCTAAGCCCATATGCTTCGAGGCGTCGCGAAATCACGTCCATTGCAGACTCTCGTGCGGCACGCAAGGCAAGGTCGCTTGCCGCCGTATCTGTCCGCTTTAGAACCCATCGTGACCCATTCCATTCGTATTCAAAGCCTTCTGGGGCGTCATCCGGGACTCGACTGGGATCAGTCATCGGATCACGTTCAATATCCGAAGGCGGGCGGTAAGCGGCGGCAGGATCTCGGACAACTTCCCAACTACGGGTTTGCCGATTACATACAAGAACTTCACCTGGGCCAACCGGCGTATTCGGACGCGGACCACAAATGGCCTCGTCACCTGACGGGCCAGGCTGACCTGGACGATTCTCAAACGGTGGCGTTCTTCCACCAGCGGAACCAGAAGCGCCAGTTGCCATGCGCGCAGCCTCTTCGTTCTGGCGAGCAGCGGCTTCGGCCTGAGCGCGAGTAAGTTCGCCACGCTGCTGCTGACCAAAAATTTCCAGTGCGCGCTGCTGATTTGCAGTGGGCATATCTTCAAAACGAATAGCCATTACGCTGCTCCAAACAGTCGTCCGATACGACCAACGAGATCAAGAGCCTGGTTGCGAGCATTATCCGTATACTCAAAACCAAAAGCAGGGTTTGTCTTCAGATACCTATCCCATTCTGAAAACGTCATCATCCTCTGGCCACCTGCCTTATCGGTGACCCCAATAGCCGTAGCCCATTTAGCGTCAGTAAAATCAATCTGGCTTGTCGGCAATTCCAAAATACGGGATGCCTGTTCTGCGTAAGGGTCGGTCATCTGCTTGAAAGTCAAACCACGATCAAACCCGTCCGACAAAGATGGGTAAAGGGTTTTAGCCTGGTTCAACAGGTAATCCTTGTAAATCTGATCCGATGCTTTACCTGTCAGGATTTGCTCGGTCCATTGAGAAAAACTTGCGTCAGATAAACGGATGCCGTAATTGAGAGCATTGGATCTGATTTGGTTGCCGATGAAACCTTGCGACACCTGAGACGTGGGTGCGAGTTTGACGATTTCTGCACCAATAGAATTGGCAAGAGTAATTTCATCCCAACCCAAACGGAGCGACTCGCGGGCAAGGCGCGAGGCTACCTCTTCGCTTAGGCGCACGCCTTTAGCCATCGCCATTTCTTGCACTTGCAGTGCCTTCTTGGCAATATTTGATTTGACGGTAGCCGAATCGAGTTGCTCGTTGATGTCAAACTTGCGGGCAGAATCGTCTGTCGTTTGCCACCATTCGGTTTCGCGCAACTTGGCTAGAAACTTCGATTGCGTCCACTTTTCGGTGTAGGCGTCAAGGATGAGTTTCTTGATTTCTTCGTTGCCTTCGATGATGGCGTAATACCCACCGTAAAGTTCTTTTGCTGCCTGCAAAGCATTGACTTCGATAGCAGCAACAATTGCTTCCCAATCAATTTTTTCGCCCGGTCGTCCCGGCGTGCCGCCGCCACCACCGTCATCCTCTTCCGCGGATGTTACGCCGGTGACGCCGCCAATACGAGACTGATAATACTGCTTGTAGGCGGCCTCTTCAGCAGGAGTAAGGTTCGCGGGGATTCCACCAGGGGGAGGTTGTGTTGCCGGCGTTTGACCAGGGGTGAAGTTCGCATTTGTATAGGGCCACCGTTGAAGAACCGGGAGGTTAGCAACCATCGATTCGTAATAGTTTTTCTGATAGTTGTATGCCCAAACTCGGCCCGCCCCAGGGTTGGAGGCGGGGGGCGGCGAGTTCGGAGATGCAGGTACCGGGTCGGGGATAGTGTTTCGAGGGGCCATCAGCGTCCTACTCCTTGAACGGCGTCAGCGAACTGTCCGATATACCCCAACAGTTCGTAAGCGGCTGCTTCTTTCGGCGCCGCAATTCGAGCAAAATCTTGGGCGGCGATTTCTGCTGACGGGGCAGAAACACTACCAGTACCAGCGCGTTGTGCCCGCTGGTAAGACTGGACAAATCGTCCAGCCTCATCTTCGGTGGCTTCTCGACCGATTGTTTCACGGAAGATGGCTTTGGCTACGGCACGCAAATCTGCCGGGTTGGCTACCTTGTAAGAAGGCCCGGTCGAACTGGCATATGAAGGCAATTTTTCGAACCTACCGAGCGTTGTAAGCCATTCGGTTCCAAGAGCGTTTGATTGCCTCAACAACTCTGAAAAGGCATTCAACTGTTGGGGAACACTCCGAGCAGAAATGCCTTTCGACTGGAAAATGTCGATGATGTTCGCTTTTTGTGTGTTGGGTAGTGAGTACCAGATAGATTCCGGGTCGCTAGTTAGGTTGTAATAGTTGGTAATTGTGCCGTTGGACTTGACAATTCCTTGGTGCGCGGCATAGACCCACTTGCCAGTCGTCGGATCAATTGCCCATCGTGCGGGGGGCGCCCATGTTTGGTTGCCGCCATAATAGGTGGTAGTGCCTGTGGTTGCAGGCGGCGTCGGGTAACTGGGGCCAGTGTCCGTCGGGGCGTCAGTGTTTTGGGGTCTGTTTTGCGGTGCCATCAGCCAACCTCATCAATCTCAAAATAGAATACAGCATCGTAAATCCTGGCGAACTCCGGTGTCTGCTGGATGATTAGTTCGCCCACGTCTCGGAGTTGTGAACGCAAGTCGGCGTTTGCTTGGCCAGTCAAAATATTGCTGATCGCTGGGGCTTTGCCTTGCGAAGTGCGTCGGGTCTGGGCTTGGTCGATAGCCCACGTTCGCCACTGGTTGTATGCCTGTATGGCTTCAGCGACCACATTGCCCTGGATTCGTGGGTCTTCTGCTGCTGTGACCGCTCGTTGAATCGTGTCCTCGGTCATATCTGTAATCTGTGATCGCAGTTTGTAACCAGGGAAATACTCTTCGAGTTGTGCACGGTATTGCTTCAATTTGTCCTTGTCGAGAGGGGTAACTTCCCCGTCTGCGCCAAGTTCTTTCTGGTAGGTGCGATAAAGGCCGGACGCGGCAACATACTCAACGTCTTCGACTAATTCAAACGGGTCTGTCCGTCTTTCTCGCAACCCGCGCTGGATTTGGACAATGTACGCCTGCTTGTCGAATGTCGATCCAAGCGGCGCGAACCATCCGAAAACATCTTTGTGTGTTGCCGCAAAATCGGAGTTTGCTGTCTGCCAATCACCGAATTCTTTTGTTGCCTGCAAGCCACGAACTTCAGTTGTTGTACGTCCAGCCATGTAATAGATTGCATTTTCACCGAAAAGTTCAATGAACTTTTGAGGTGCGGTGTCGTAGTCTTGTTCTTGCAACAAACGGAAAACGCGCGTCAGCGTGATGTTTGTGACGTCTCCATCCTTGATGATCTGGTTGACGTCGCCAATTGTTAGCGCACCTTCAAATTGTGTGGGCACCTCCATCACGATGCTTGGTCGTGCGGGCCCAACAAATTGTCCGATTCCTTGTGCAAGCGTAAGCCATCCGCCGATGCTGCTGGCCTTGTTGTAGGCGCGGGATACATCGAATGGGTTTGTCCGATCGTATTTCCCAGATGCCATGAGCGCCATAAAACTGTCCATCGTCAACTGCCCGAAAAGCGTGTCGGTTTCGGGGTCCTGCGTGTACCACTGTTCTAGTTTCTTTAGGTAAGCAGGAGTGAACGCTGGAAGGAAGCCTTCCGGCGGACCAAACGGGAACAAGAAGTTTCTGATTGCATCCAAAGATTTCACTTCTGGAAATGCCCGATTGAGAATTTGGTTTGCCGGGATTTGGACGACTGGGCCGACGCTTGGAAGAACGTTGAATGCCATGCTCAACGACTTTGCTGGGGCTCGCATTACTGGGCTGACTTCAGAGATTTCTGAGCCGGTCTTCACGCCTAATGCTGCGCCTGCTGCTCCGCCAGCGATCATAGGGATGGCTGCAGGAACCCTGGACATAAAGCCTGCTGCAACACCGCCAGCGCCGAGGCCAAGCATTCCGAAAATGATTGGCATCATCACATCCGTCGGACCGTAGTTGAAATACGGTTCGCCGGTGACCGGGTCGTTGTAAAAGAATCCGCGCGTGCCGTCCATTAGGACAACACCCTTCTTCAATTTTTCTGGATCTTGCGTCAACGCTCGGCTGAAGAACCGCATTTGCTCGCGGAACGCCCTGCCGAACGGGGCAATAATACGCAAAACTTCACCAATATTTGACTTCGAAGACGCATCAAAGAAAACTTTGAGGGTTGCTTCACCGGCAAATATTTTTGCTGCCTGACTCACTTGTTCGGCAGTAAGTGTTCCGGCTGATGGGGTAGCGCCATCTGCCTTGTCAACAATTTTTTTCCATAGGTCTTTTGACCCGACCCAACGTGCGCCGTAGCGGGGTGTTCCGAGAACTGTTGTTCGTACTTCGTTTTGCAGGGAAATAACTGTTGAAGAAAGGTCTTGCGGGCGGTTGTTGATGACGTCAGCGAGATCGTCAATTCTGGAGGTCGCTGACGCCTTATCAAAACCTAGGCCAATCAAACGCTTTTTTAGGGCGTCAAGATATTGTTCTTGGGTAATTTTTTTGACGCCGTACTGGTAAAGGCCGTCGGCATCAGGGCGAAGTTTCAAAAGTTTGCGGAAGTCTTCTTTGGCGTTGAATGCTTTGCCGCGAAGAACTGCGTTGCGGATCTCTGCTGCTTCACCGGGAGCAAGGTCTTCGAGAAGGTCAGCAATTTTTTCGTAGTAGTACTTTCTCCAAACTGGGCTGCGGTTTAGAACAGCGTCAGGTTTAGTGAAAAGATTGGTGAAGAAAATTTCTCCGAAATTGCGGAAGGTGTCTCCGAGATTAGCGACTGCTCCTGGTGTGCCTTCGGGGCGAATGTTGATTCGCGCCTTGCCTTTGGTTGGCATACGAGGCCCCATTGTCGGGTCATCAATGACTTCGCTAATGAGTTGTTTGAATTCGTCGCTGTAGTCGATAGAGACGAGTTCTCCGCCTGGTCCAAGTTGCGCGGTTTTGAAAGCGTCTACTGTTCGCCCGTTGTATGTGAAGCGGCCCAGTTGGTCGCCGTTGGCAATGATCTCCATGAGGCGCGGGTCGCCATCGAGCGCCCACGTTCCGTCTGGCCGTCGTGTGCCGCCCGTGTTATAAGCGACACGAGGGCGCACGTACAAATCAATGAACTTGCGAAGGTTGTATTCGTTCGGGTTGCCAAGTTCATCGATGTATTCGATGGTCGCTTTTTCGTATGCTCCCGTGTATGCGTTTTGCATTGTAAGATTGCCATGCAAACGCTGAAGATTTTTGATGGCTGTTTGGGTCTCTTGTGTTTTTTGCGAAATTTCGTACCAGATTTGATCTGTTGTCATTCCGCGGGCAACCATTCTGTACAGTTCGTCAACGGCGAGGATCTGGATATTGTCCATCAACATCTGTGGGTAGAGCGGTGTCTGTCCTTTATTGACGATTTGCCAAGCCCCGGTTTGTGCTGCGCGCTTTTCGATGACGTCTGCTCTGACGTTTTGCCGGATTGTTTGATTGACGGCATCGTTATAGTCATCGAATTCTCTGTAGATGACTGCCTGGCCGTATTCGGTAAATGGGAGACCCTCAACGTCTCCGAGGTATTTGCCGAAGCCGTCTGTGTGGATTGCTGTGGCGATATAGTCGATGGGATTGAGTGGTCCTGCCTTGATTCCGGGGGCCAACGATGAACGAACCGCACTTTCTGTAAGGTTTCGCTGGACGTAACCGCCCGTCATAGTAATCATTTGGCGCCAAACTTTGTTGCCGCTGTTTATGACGCGAACAAGAAAGTTGGGGTTTCCGAACTTTTTGGGGTCGCGGCTCATAGATTCGTACAGCCAACGCCACTGAGATGTGGCCCGGTACACGCGGTCTGAGTCAGGCAAGAACATCGAGGCTCGCCGCATTTCTCCAGATGACATTGCGGTTCCATCTGGAATCATAAAAATTCCTGTTGACCCGTCAGCCGATTTGCCAAGTAGACCTGCTTGGCGTACGTCGTCGAACCCAAACATGAGCGGCATATCGTCCGCCCCGACTTGGCCCCACATCACATACTGATCTTTGAACTCGACGAACTGAGTAAACATATCGTTGAGCATTTCTTTGGGTAGGCCGCGCTGTAAAGCCAATTGATTCACAACTTCAGTTTGAATTTCTTTCAAAATAAGTTGCGGATTGCCTTCGCCCCTTGCAAGAACTTTTGCAAGTTGATTGATCAGATTCTTTCGTTGTTTAGGATCAACACGCAGCGAAATTAGATAGTTCGTCAAGTTCTCGACACTGCGGGTCGCAGTACGGGGGTCGTCTGTTAGGATCGCAATTTCGTTTCCTGCGCGGTCGGCGAACAGACGTTCTGCTCCACTCCAACGAGAAATTTTGTTGTTCAACATTGACTCGCGTACATCGCCAAGCCGAGTCAAGTTGAAATCTTGGATGTTGCCAAGTCCTCTACTGACACCTAAATTGGTTTCCAAAACTTCGCGAATATTGTCTTCGGTTGCGTCAACAATTGCTTGGCGGAAATTGATATCGGTTTTGGGAAATAGTCGTGCAACTTCTTCGTAGTTATCTTCGTTAGCCAAACGTTGCATGACGTAGCGGCCCATGTTTGAATCGAGCCATTCTGAAACTTTGTCGCGTTTGATAAACGGCGAAGCGAAGTTTGTTAGTCCTGCGGATGAACGGATCAAAGGTATAACTTCGCCTGGTTCGGCTTGTCCGAACGGTCGCAGGATCGGCGCAATGTCGAGATCGCCAAGTCCAGTAATTAGTTTTCCTCTGATCGGCTTGTATCCGGGTGCGGCAGGCATTGCCATTTGGACGCCGATATCGACAAGGTTGGAAAGAATGGCGTAGGGGACTGTGCCTGGGCGTGAAACTGCGAGGGCCAGGCCGCGGCCTGGTGTCATTGGTGCGCCATTGATTGTTCCGGAGAACTTTGCTGCGTTTTCGTTTTGGATTCGGAGTGCTTCGTCGCCAATAAACCAGCCGTTGCCTGATTCTGCGCCGGTCAATAGCGCCCCAAGTTGGGTGGACTTTAGAACTGTGCCGAGGTCCTGGTCGGCTAGTGAAGGAGGCTGGAACACTGCATTGCGGATAACTGCGATGTCTTCGCGGCCCGGCAGGTTTGGGACACCTAAATATTCTGAGGCTGGTGTTACTTGTTCTGAATAGCGTGGGAGGACGCTTCCGTATCCAGGACCGATTTGGCCCGTTGTTAGAACGTTGCGTGTTACGTCTTTGGGAAGATTGGTGAGACTGAGGGTATTGCTGACGAGTGAACCGCCGGCACTTAGACCAATATCACCGAAGAAACTGATTCCTGCAATTCCCCATTTTGCGGTTGATTTGATGCCGCCGAAAATTCTGTCCCACGCTGACGGTTCATCGAATTTGTATGTGATTGGGGAGGTGAGTGTTTTGCGTTCTGTGCCAACAACGATGTCGTCTGCTTGTTGGGGTGTAATGAAGTTGTCGGTCAATGCGCGGCCAGTGACCATCAAAATTTCTTTGGGGGCGCGTGGTGCTGTGTAAACAAGGTTTGAGACGTTGCGCGCCAGATCTGGGCTGATGGATGCCCGGAAATTGTCGTTTCTGAGATTGATTGCTTCTAGTTCTTTGAAGAACTGGAGTTCTTGGTCAATTGTGAATTGTTGCGGGCTAGGCATTGACGTTCCAATAGCGGGACAACAAAACTCGCAATCCGTCTTCGGGGTATGCTCGATAAAGCATTAGGAGTTGGTCGAGTACCGGATCGTCTGGGACGATTCCTGGTGCGACCATATCGGAAGGCATCATGTTTGCTCCGGGTCCCGACGGGACGCCGGTGGTGATGGGTTCATTCGGGCGTTCGCTTGCGCGCGTGAGCGGGAGCATCCCTGGTGTTGGTCCTGTTTGGGTTTGCGCGCTGGCCATTTGTTGCCCTGCTCTGGTTGTTGGTGCAGAACCTGGTGCGACAGCCTGTTGAGATGCGGCCTGTTGGGTCGCGGTCCCGTATGTTTGTCCAGTAAAACGTACCTGGCGGGTTGCCGGATTACGCAGATCGGATCGGTTCGGGTATTCAGCCATGTCAGCGTCCTAACTGGGCAAGCAGAGCGGCAAGACCTTGTGGGCCTGAAGGCGCTGGGCCTTCAACTGGGGCTTCTGCTCCCATGCCTGGCATTGCAAGTCCGGGCATTGTTTCAGGTGAACCTTCAGGCATTTCTTGGGCTTGACGTTCGCGTGCCGCCTGGTCAACTTCTTCCACAGCATCATACAAACTCTTGTTGTCGGCAAGCACCTTTTTGACAAGCAACGCGAGGTCGGCGGGCTGGTAGGGGCCTTCTGGGTTTGCGGCCTGCTGCTGGATTGAAGCGAGCAATGCTGCTTCTACGCCTTCGGAAATGATGCGGTCGTGTTCCATGTCGGGGTCCGAGATCAGCGGATCGGCCTCACGAGCCGATTCTTTGGACATGAGTCCGGTGCCGACACGCTGACCCAACCCGATGATCAGGTTGTTGACGTCGGTTCCTGCCGCCGAGTAGGCAACATAATGGAAATCGGTTTCCCAAATTTTGTTAGGGACGTAATCAACTTTGCCGATTGTTGCACGTCCAGGCAAGAAGAAGGATTTTGATGAATTGCCCCAGTAGGCTTTTTCGATCGCGATGGCGATCTTGTCTTCTTCGGCGAGCGAGTTAGCGAAAAGTTCTTGTGCTTCCTGTACACGGAAGTCCACGGTGGCGGCCAACACGTTTTCGCCGCGTCGTCCGGTACGAACGTTTGTTGCGGATTCGCCACCGAACTCAGCGGGGATAGCACCTTCCAACCGTTCCTGACGTTCCAGGCGATCCAACGCTTGTTCGGTTTTGTAGCCGGGGTTGACCTGTTGGGTTCGGATGTCGCCACCCTTGACAACGCCGAGCATTCCTTCTTTGCCGTTTGCTAACTGGATGATCTCCGGGTTTTCGCCGGGCCGTGCGATCAGGTATTCGTCGGGGAAGATGCCACGTTCGATAGCGATCTCGGTGAGAGCCTGGAGTCGGGCGCGGGTGTAATACATTCCGAGCAGCCCATCGAACTGCCCGTGCGGGCGGTCGAGGGTGATGCGGTTGGGTACAGCGACCAGAGGGACACCTGCGCGGTTTGGCAGTCGGATCAGTTCAACGGCATCGGCGCCCATGCGTTCGTATGGGTTGAGACTTGGGTCGTCTTCTGCGCCGACAACAATCATCACAATTTCGTCTGCGTCGATGTATTCCAAAATTGTGAACATCGCGTCGTGTTCAACTTTGCCGAGACGCAATTTGCCGTCTACTTGGGCGGCGTAGTTTGCGGAAAGCCATGAATACGGTTTCCGGTACGTGAAAATGCAGTCTTCGGGAATGGCGTTATCTGGGTCATCAGACGGACACGGGTAGGTGTCGAGCGGGTTGCGGATATGCCACTTTGGGGTCAGCGTCTTGAAATCCGGTTTGATAACAACCGGGCTGGATGAGTAGGCAAGAAGGTGGCGGGCGCGGCGACGAAGTTTCATGTTCATCTTGTTTGCGTCCCAAATAGCAAGCATTGCCTTTTTGCGGGTGTTGGCTGTTTCTTTTGAGCGTTCCGATCCTTCGCGGAAAGCGGGGAAGAAAACCTGCGGCATCGTGGAGGCAACGCGCATCGATGTTTGGTCGAGGCCCTGGACGAGCAGGTTCGCTACGGATGACCGGGCGTTCCGGTCAAGTTCGTTCAGGGGGATTACAATGTCACCATTGGCAAGTTCGCGGACTCGCTGCATCTGGTCGATGATGGGGCCTTGCGTTCGGCGTCGATGCCGGTAGATCGCAACGATTTCTTCTACGCTTCGCACGCACGCTCCTTAGGACAGTCCTGCTAAAAGGATAACAGAGTTACCCTGCTAGGAACGAGGGTCGCCACATTCGGGGTGGCAACTTGGGTTCGGTGAGTTTGGGTGCGTGTAGCAGCATGAACCAAAGAGCCATCGTAAGGTCGGTGCCTTTCTTTTTATCTTTAGTCCATGTGCAGAGTTCCTCGACAAGCGCCAGGGTTTTCCAGTTGGCGGTCATCGTTGGGAGGCGAAGCGAGCCTGATCTGACAACGGAGGGAATAAGTGCTTCGACGCCGAGGTTTTCGTCGATTTTGTTTCGGCTTGTGGTGTGCGGGACTACGATGACTCCTCGGGTGGCTTGCCATCGGCGCACGAAATCGTGGGCGAGTAGGAATCGTTGGGCGGCATTTACCTCGACGATGATGTGGGAAACGGGGTAGCCCATTTCGTCGGCTCTGGCAACCCATTCTTCGAGAACCCCAGAGTATTTGCCGGTTGAAAGTTCGTATCCCAATAGTTCTTCGGCGGTGAGTTTGACGCGCTCTAGATCGACGACGTGGTATAACCCCAGGTCAGGCTGTACAACGGTCCAGATCACACCCCAAAAGTTTGCGGGGCTGGGGTCAACAGAAATGATTGAAACCCACGGTTGGGTGAGATGGGCTGGAATCCATCCTGGTTGACGGTCTCGGTCGATGCACCCTTCGTAGAAAACACCGTCGATGCCAACCCCGCCAGTAAGCATGGTGCGTTCAACCAACTGGTAGTCGGTGTCAATGTTTTCCTGCTGGTACACAACCCTGAATTTGGTGGGCTGGTTGTAACGGATGAACGATAGGTCTTTCCAGGGGAGGCGTACTGGGTCTAGAAGTGGGCCATTAGGCCAGGCAGCAGCATTTTTTTGTCTTGATTTGGGGCCGGTGTCGAGTTCTTCGTAGTACGCCTTGTAGGTGATGTGGTGGTATTTCTGCTTTTTTACGGGGTCACGCAGGGCGTCTTCGGCGGTGGCGTCTTCGCCGTCGTCTTCCTCAATGTCGTCGTAGGTCACTTTGTTGAGACAATGGGCGTACAGGTCGCCTGGTCCGAGCCTCTGTCCAATTACTGCCACTAGACCGCCTGGATCGCAGCGGGCTTCGGCCATCGAATCCCATCGTTCGAGCAGCCTGTCCCTGGATACGGACTCTTTAGCGTTTTCTGGGGAAGCCACGTCGTCAAAAAGGCAGAGGTCTGCGCGGTGGCCGATGAATTCGGCGTCGATGCCGTAGGCGGAAACGGTGGGTTCCTTGTTGTCAAGACCTTTCAATCCCATTTGTTCAACAATGAACTCTTCTGCACGCCATAAAGAGCCTGAAGCGGTGGGTTTGAATCTGCCGTAGTCTTGGGCGAGGCATCCTTCGGCGTCTACAGCCAGCCCTTTTTTCACGAGTTCGGGGTCGGCAATCATCCGAGTAGGGCGTTCTAGGGTTTCGCGGATTCGACGCGAATACATTTTGGCGAGCGTTCCTGAAATTGAGCCGTACAAGACACGGATCGCCCGGTTGCGGACGATGCACCACACCGCAACGTCGTGAAACAGGGTGGATTTGCCGGCACCGGGTGGGCAGTTCAGGACAAGGAACTCTTTTTCTTCTGATTCCAGGTATTCGACGATCTTGTATGCGGCTTCCACCTGCCAGGGGGAGGGAACTCGCCCCAGGTAAACGCGCCGGAAGTAGTCGAAGTCGTCCCAACCACGTTTTGCCCGTTCGGACAATCGTTCATAGGGGATAACGGGGGGCAGTTCTGCAATCTGATCCAAGTCGGAACGCAAAGCCTCCAGGTCACGGCCCGATCGTTTCTCCTTGTAAATCGCTTTTTTCTCTGCAAACGACGCCGCCTCACGATCAACTTCTAATTTGCGGCGTTTCGCATCCCACTTTTGGCCCGTGTTGTAGTGGATGCCAGCAATTTTGCAGGCTTCCTTGATCGAGATGCCGGCAGCCCGCGCTTCCCAAAAACGAATTTTGTCTTCGGCGGGAACGTCACGGCGCCCGGAGTTAGATGTTCCAGACATTTGAAGCCAGTATAGAGAAAGCCCCCGCCCTGTGTCTCATTACCGGGCGGAGGCTTCTCATTGGTGGGGTAGCGCACGAATGGAACGGAGTTGTCGTGGAGAAAGGAAATCCACTCGCCGGGGGTAGCGAACATCCGTGCAAAAACGAGTATACACCTTGCACTTACCGACGCAAGTGCTATGATCAGTTCGTTGCCTGTGGGAGGGCAACAAAAATAAGGGGACAGAAACGGAGAAAAAATGAAAGTAACAGCAGACGGGCATTTCGCACTTATCCCTGAATGGGTGCTGTACGCCGACATCTCACCAGCAGCAGTCCGGGTCTACTGCGTCCTACACAGGTACGCCAACGACAACACCGGCAAATGCCACCCCAGCCGAAAATCCATTGGCGCTAAAGCACGAATCGGGTTATCCACGGTAGATCGCTCGATAGACGAACTGATTGCCCTCGGGGCCGTCACCGTCCGACACCGCACCTCCGACAGCGGCGACCCTACCAGCAACGAATACACCGTCATCATGAATAGACCTCTATCCACAGAGAATAGACCCCCTATCGAAAATGAACAGACCGGTCTATTCAAATCTGATAACCAAACCAAAGCCAGTATGAACGAAAGCCAAGAACCAAATACATCATCATCTGTCGATGATGGGTTTGACGTTTTTTGGGAAAACTACCCGCGCAAAATCGCGAAGAAGGCTGCTTTGAAGGCGTGGCGACAAGCCAGAAAAGAAGCCTCCAAAGAAGACCTGATCGGAGGGGTCATCTTGTATGGGATCATGCGTCGCGACGAAGACCCGCGGTTCACCCCTCACGCCTCTACCTGGCTCAACCAGGGCAGATGGGCAGACGAAACAGTAATCAACGAACCAGAACCGGCACCCAGCCCAATCATCCCAGCATGGGAACCCTGTGGCAACTGCTACGGAGGATGGATCTACACCACCGACGACCGCGGCTACGAAACCGCCTCACCCTGCATCTGCCGCCCATGACGCACCCCAACCAAATCATCGACAACCTCCTCGACGAACTCGCCCGCTGGCGCAAACAATCCCACCAATGGGAAACCCTCGCCCACCAACTCGCCGAAACCATCACAAAAAACGATAACCCACGCCAAGCCATCACG